AAAGGTTTTTTACTCATTTTCTTTTGTCTTTTTCATGTTCTTTAAATAACCACTCCACATACAAGTTCCATAGTTTTATTATCCATCTCATAACTAAACTCCTCTATTGACACGATAAGCACTCCTCACCATCGTTCTTTGGGTTTTTACATATACATTCATCACAAGGACACAAACCATAAACATCAGCATGTAACTCTTCATTACAGTGACATTTACAAGTACATTTCTTACATCTATTTCCTGTAGCCATATCCTGTTTTCTTGTTGCCCCATCTCTTGTTCCAGGCATACACATTCATTTTACTTCCAATGCGTTCCATCCAAGATAAAGGTTTATCTATTATTTTTTTTATTATTAGTTTCATATCATCTATTGCGTCTGGTATTGTTTTCATAATTAGTACCGGGAGATAAAAGTCTCCCTCTACCCCCCTATCTTATCACGTTAATAAGAATTTATTTATTGAATTTTGCTGCAATCCAATGATAGACAGCTAAAATTTTTTCCTTAATTTTTTTAATCATTTTTCTTTTCCTCTATTTCGTAGAAGAACTTATCAGTATCTTCTGTTTTCCATTGACCAGTGTCTTCAACGTTCCACGTATTTGTCTGCACTTTCCAATCTGGAATATTATCTTTCACTGTGAAAGAAGGTAAATCCCAAATACACCTGTTGTTAGGTTGTGCAGCAAAATTGCCATCATCGAGAGCAATAATGTGTGCGCACTTGTGTTCGTGCGGTATCTCCGAATGGTCGGTATCTAATATATTAACATCTGGATGTGCCCAGTCAATGGTAAATAGGTATTTACCATGGTGCCATTTTTTATCTTTACCAATGTATTTGCCTGAAGCTGCGCCTAGAATAGACCAGACAGTAACAGCAGGATGATAACTAAAAGAATTCCAAAGCTCAAGTTCATCAAGGCGTCGCTTGGGAACGTCTTCGGGTTTAAATCCTTGTTGAATAAACGCGCTAATAGGAAGGCGATAAAATATTGCACCGTTACCCATAAGAGCGTGAAATAATATAGCCCTTCCTGAAAGGCATGATATGCCAAAGATGATGCATTCTTCAACTTCTCCATGATGTTTTTTACAATCATAAAGATATTCTTTTCTTATTTGAGCATAAGTTGCTGGTATGTTTGCGTTTAAGTAAGCCATTATTTAATTTCACCCCAGTTATCTCCCTTCTCATAATCTACCTTGTTAGGAACTTGTAATTCCACAGCTGATTCCATTATCTCAATAATATCTTCTGCCTGTTTCTGTGATTCAATAGATATATCTACTTCATCATGAATTTGTATGTGTGGTATTATACCATTTTTATACAAAGCTACCATAGATTTTTTAGTCATATCAGCCGCAGAACCCTGTATTAATTTGTTCAAAGCCTTATAAGTAAAAGCTCTTTTTAGTGGTTCATCATATTCCTTTCTAGCTTGTTCTAATGGTAAAGGTTTAAAAACCCCAAATTGAACAGGTTGCCATAAATCAAAATGACAGGCACGACCTCCTAAAGTTCTGATCCTACCTCTATCATTTGCTTTACGAGATACATTATCCATAAGTTGTTTTACGAAGGGTGCTTTTGAATGATATTGTCTAATTAATTTCTCTGCAGACTCTTTCATTAATCCTAGTTCTGCCATTAATTTATTTTTACCCATACCATACATCAAACCTAAATTAATTGTTTTGGCTTGCTTACGTTCTATGCCTGCCATATCTGCTACAACCTGGTGAAAGTCTGCATCTCCTGCGTTGTATGCATCAACAATCTCATCTACACCAGTTAAGTTTTGTAGTTTAGCATAGTGTACTAATATTCTAGGTTCTTGTTGTGAGTAATCAAACGATCCCCATACATGTTTTTCTTCTGGAATAAATATAGATCTAATCATAGGACCAAGTTCAGGATGTCTTGCAGGAATTTGTTGTAGGTTTGGATTACTCATACTAAATCTACCTGTTACAGTTCCACCTGCATCTGATCTTATTTGATTTATATCTGCATGTATTCTTCCATTAACTTCATGTTTAGTTATTGAATCTATAAAGGTACTGTGAGCTTTGTTTAGTTCTCTCGCTTCTGCAATAGCTTGTGGTAATTCATGTGGATGGTTTTGTAAAAAGTTTTTAGTAAAGCTTGGCTCATTACTTTTAGCTGTTCTATCGTAAGGTAATTTAAGTTTGTCAAAGGCTTTTGCTATAGATCTAGCTGCCATAATTTCTACATCAACACCAGTTAAATTTTTAATTTTTTTAATTAATGTCTCTTCCCTTTTAATTAAATTTAGTTTAATATTTTGTGCTTTTTCTAAATCAACTCTTACTCCTTTAAATCTCATATCAACTAGACAAGGAAATAATTTTGTCTCTAATGTAAAGACATCCATAAGTTCTTGATTATATAATTCTACTTTTAATCTTTGCCAAAGTTTAAGTGTTGATTCTGCATCACGTTCTGCATATTGACCTACAAACATTGAAGGCAATCTCCACATATCTGCTTTAGGATCTAATCCATATTCTTTTGCAGCTTCTATTAAAATTTTTTCATCTTTACCAATACCTACATAATGTTTAGAAAGTGTATTCAATTGATATGAAAGTCTGTTTTCATCTATTAAGCTTGCTGCTATCATAGTGTCCACAATGGGTCCTTTAATAGTCAACCCTGCTGACCTTAACCAGCACACATCATACATCGCATTATGGAAGATAAACGTAGTATTTTCTTGTTTTAATATGTCTTGAAGCCATTCTAACACCAGTTTTTTATCCATATTACCACCTTGCTCATGTTGTATCGGATAATAGCCTGACCAGCCCTCTACGGCCACCGCAACGCCAGCAATGTGACCTCTATTTGTGACATTACCTGATCCTAACTGTTTTAAATGTGGATCATTAGTCTCTAAATCTATTGCAATTTCCTTATGTCCTCTTAAGTCTTTTAATTCATCAGGCATTACCCACTCTGTTTCTGGAGTAAACAAAGGCATTTGTGTATGTCTCATTCGTAATCCCTTTCGATTATCATATCAATATAGTGTTTAGCTTTAAGAAGGTCCTCTTTCCCACCTTTATTTTTCGCTCTCACTATATATTTTATAGCGTTCCCCTCCGCGAAAAGCAACTTGTTTTTGTTTATAAACTCTGCCGGCTGAATGACAAAATCCTGGTAGTGCCGTCCTCCAATTTGTTTTTTAAGACTTTTCATATTTTTTCTACTTTCGTTCTTCTTTTTAAATGATTTTTATTTTCTTTATAAAAATAACATTCTCCTTTTTTTATATCTACGTACAGTATTTTTACATCTAACTTTTTTTGTAATAATGTACGAGATCTATTAACTTTGTGATTATCTCTTTTTCTTCTTGATACACATTTAACATCTACTTTTAATATTTTATTATCTTTATTTACTACAATCATATCAATACAGCCTTGTGCTGTAAGACTAGGAAATACAAGAAAACCTTTATTTAAAAAATAGTTTTTAGCTAAATTTTCAGCAACAGTTCCTTTCACTTGTTTCTCTATAATAAATTTACTCATAGTATATATGCTCGATCAAAGTTCTTTGGATCTAACACATGCAATTCACGCTTCGCGCGCGTCGCACCTGTGTAGAATAATCTATGTAATTCATCCGGATCATAGCTCATCGTTTCCAACGCTGCATTGGTAAGGTCTTGCATAAGCAAAACTTTATCGGCTTCTCCTCCCTTTGCTCCGTGTATTGTTGACATAATGATACGCGGATTTTTGTTGATCTGTTCTCCATTCGCCCGCATGTTACGAATGTAGTTTTCTGTGACAGTATCTAAACCATCAAAAGCCTCATACCAAACAGAATCAGTCACTAAACCGTGTTCAGCTCTACAATCTCTCATAAGATATTTTGTATCAGAGTGTAAAGTTTTACCCGATCTAAAACCAGGTAATACACTTGCACCTAGATATTGATATATATTTTTTATTTCTACATTATTCAATTGACTGCCTTTACGCCAATGTTCCCAATTATTTAAAGCTAATAATAATTTTAAAGGTACAGAATTAGATCCTTTGTGTTGATAATACCAACCTTGTAGTCCACATAAATCTTTTACATCATCAAGAAAATGATTTGCTGATGATAAAACTAACCAGTTACCTTTAGACATATCTACTTGTGTTATGTCAGAATATCTACGTAGTATTCCATGTTCTGTTCTTGGTTTATAATCTTTGTCAAATCTATTTTGTACTTTGTTTATAATTTTTTGTGATAGTTCATGTATAGGTCCACCAGGTATTCGGTAAGATTGATCTAATACTTTAATATCATTAACTTCTTCTTTGAGTGCTATAAAGTGATCTACATCTGCACCAGCCCATTTAAATATAGCTTGATCATCATCGCCTGCTATGTAAGTTTTCTCTGCATTATTCCACATCGATCTAACCATTTCCCATTGTATCAAAGATAAATCTTGTGCCTCATCTATAAACAGTGCTTCAAACTTTGGTTTATTTTGTTGTGCAATAAAATCTTCTAATAAATCTGTAAAATCTTTTAGACCTTTTTCTTTTTTATATCTCTTTAGTTCTTCAGATAATAAATAAAGTGTATCTCTTTCTATATCCAATATGTTTTGTCTAGAGTCATAATATTCTAATAAGTCCATACGTTTAACTCTAGCTGTATTCATAATGGTTAAATATTCATTGTCTGAATTAAATGTTCCATCGTCTTCAGAATATCTACCTGTTTTAATAGGTATGCCAACTAATTTACCAAAGTCTCTATAATTTTCTGAAGTCATCATTTTTTCTTTAGTCATTCCTAATCTATTAAATGCAAAAGAATGTAATGTTCTAAAATATTCTAAATCTTTTTCTGCATCTAAATTAAATTTTTCCGCAGCTCTTGTTGCTGCTTCTCTTGCAGCTTTTCTAGTAAAAGAAAAGTATCCTATCTGTTTAGGCCTAATACCTTGCTGTATGAATTGATCTACTAAATTCAATAACGTTGTCGTCTTGCCCGTCCCTGGTGGACCTAGTATTATAGTTTTCATTAATAAACTTCCTTATGATACTCAACTTTGGAAACAGAAGCTTCTGCCTGTTTCATAGTTTTAATTTTAATTAGTCTCGGTTGTTGTTTTTTAATTCTAACTCTTTCTTCTGATATAAAAGTATCATCTAATCTTTTTATTAAATTACCTGTTTTAATTTTATCCATTTCCCAATTATTCTTTTTAAGAAAGGCATAGAAATCATCCATTCTAAAATATGTAAATTCTTTATTCTCATCTGTAAAAGGTAGTTTATTAAATACATCATCTATTGTTCTTGCCGATTGTCTGTTTGTAGTCCAGTCTTGTAATAATCCTGTTAATTGATTTGTTGGATCTAAAGACTCTAATGGTTCTACTTCTTGTAAATTATTCATCATAGGTTTTAAAAAAAATTGTTTCCAATCTTTTGCTTTTGGTACAGGTACAACTAGATTAGCTTGATCAAGACATGCTAATGCAAATAAAGGTGGACTATATAATTGTTCTGATTTTAATTCGATCCGCGTTCCATCTACATCTAAAAACCATTGTGGTGGATTTGATTTGTATTTAGTAAGATTACCTAGTAATGGCATTTCTTCTTCACCAAAGCCTACACCAAAACGTTTTGTTCTACATAAACCTGATTGACAGATCGCGTTGATTGGTGCGTCTTTACATCTATACTTGTCATAACCTTTACGATTAACTGATTTAATTAATTGTTGAACCTCACTGTTACTTAACTTTGGGTCCATATATTTTAGATTAGCTTCTACAATTTTATCTTCCCAGCTATCGGGATGAGCTTGTTTATAATAAACTGCAATATTAAATAATGCATTGTTTCTAGACCCCTCACCAAAACCAGTTGATGCTAGTTTATTTAAGCAAGGGGGCCCAGCAGGAAAAGCTTCTTCTATCTTTTTCTCTTCAATTTTAATTTGTTTGACTTGCTCTTCCGTGCACGCGTAAACATCATAGAGCTTATAAAATTCCTCAAGTGTACAAGAGGAGCCACTATCGTTGATAGCATATCGTAATCCTTTCGTTTCATTATAGTAGGGTAAGTTTAAGAAGTTACCTGTATCCCCACGTTCTACAAGTATCTCTGTTTGTTTAGGAAAGATCTCACTACCTTCGTATCCTAAAACTTTCGATAATTTTTTGAGTGTGCTCTGCATAAGAGATGCAGAGATAAATTCTTTTGTAAATAAAAATACGTGAGCGCCGCCTGATTTAGAACGACAAACGATTAAGGGGAGATTAAGATTTCGTATGCTTTGAACGAGGCTGCGGTGGTCGAAATTGTAACTGTCAATATCAATACAGCCCCAACGACACGTGTTATCCTCACGAATGGGGATAATGCCGAGAGCCGGACCTTTTCCCTGTAAATGGTTCTCCCACAAATCATCGCTAACATTCTTTCTGACAATGAATGCCTTACCTTTTTGTTTGTCACCATTGGCTGCGACATCGCCTTTTTGATATTGTCCATATGCAATTTTTAATCCTTCAAATATATTTTTAAATTTTTCCGTCTTCATTATCATTTCTACTTAATTTGTAAAGGGGGACTATTAATCCCCCTCACTACAACTAAAACGGTGTTGCCGCTCCAGTTGATTTCTCTTCCACATCTGCTTTTGTTTGCACGTTACCTTTTGAAACATTATTAGAAAAGTCTTTTGAATTTAAATACAAAGACTTATCTTTCTGTCCCATGATTCTGTCCATTGTTACAACCCAACCATACCAAGAACCTTTATCGTTCTTTTGTAGATTTGATTGAAGATTGTAAACAACCCCATGCATAGGTGGTACAGCAAATCCGCCTTTACCATCGTCAATTTGAACAGACTTCATCATTGAATTCCATTTTTTACTGACGCTCAACTGTGTTGATTTCATAGTAATTAAAGCTGGACTATATCCACCCTGTTTGTTTTCGACCTGTACATAGTAATAAGCGGTCTCTTCTAAATAGTTACCGTTTGGTAATCTAATTTTAGAGCCTTCTCTCTTAC